CTAGTAACTTGCTAGTCGCGGACATACGCGTATCCACCTGGTATACGCAGACAGCATAAGGAGAACCAATAATGCCAACAACAGTCATTACGGGTCGCGACCTCGTTCTAACCATCGCAACGACTAATTACGATGCTCAGACAACTAGCGTGACTCTCGTGAACAGCCCAACAATCGACGTCTACCAGACTCTCGATGGCAAGGCTTACAAGCACACAGACGATCAATGGACTCTTAACGTAGAGTTACTTGCTGACTGGGGTGCAACATCATCACTATTTGAAGCAATGTGGCTCGCAGCTGATGCGAATCCAAACACTACACTTGCAGTATCACTAACAGCAGTTACAGGCGCAGTCTTTGCTTGCAACGTATTACCTGTTTACCCAACAGTAGGTGGCGGTGCTCCTGGAGCACAGACAGACACTTGGGCGCTAACAGTAGTTGGAACACCAGCAGACACATTCAGTTAAAATCTAACAAACGGGAGCACTAGATGAAACTACCAATAACAATTACATATAACTCAGGCGACGAAGCAACTTATACGGCTCAGCCTCCTGAGTGGGCAAAGTGGGAGAAGGCAACAGGCAACACGATTTCTCAGGCAAACGACAAAATCGGAATCTGGGATCTTATGTTTTTGGCTTATAACGCTTACAAGCGAGAGAACGCTGGAAAGCCTGTTAAGTCTTACGACATTTGGTCTGAAACCGTTGCTGATGTAACGGTCGGAGACGATAGCCCAAAAGCCACCAACCAGGAAGCATAAGGCGGATCCTCGTTAATCTAGCAATAGAGACGGGGATACCGATGCAATACTGGGAGGACGCAGACGACATTTTAACGGCGATAGATATATTGAAGGAGCGATCGGATGGCAGATGAAGTCAAGATCGCTTATGACAAAACAGATCTACGCGGTATTACCAGGGCTTTTAAAGGTATGTCAGATGAAGCCGTTGAAGCTGCTAAAAAGGAATCTTCTAATCTTGCTGAGTATGCTTCTCAACAGATTAAGATCGCAGCAGCGACTCGTACGGTTTCAGGGACTGCTGCTCGCCGTATTGCTGATGGAGTTAAGGTAAGCAAGACTTCAAAGATCGGTGAGTTCAGTTACGGCTTTGCTCGACAGAAGTTTAGCGGTGGCGGTTCAACTCTTGACCTACTTTACGGTATGGAGTTTGGATCTAATAGATTTAAGCAGTTCCCAAAGCGTACGCCTAACAAGGGCAGAGGTAACTCGGGTTATTTCATTTACCCAACTTTGCGTCAGATTCAGCCTCAGTTAGTACAAAAATGGGAAGAAGCATTTAGTCAGATTTTGAAGGAGTGGGATTAATGGCAGGTAATAGAACCCTTAAACTTTCAATCCTTGCTGACGTCGATGATCTTAATAAGAAGTTAAAAGCAGCTAATGGCGATGTTGAAACATCTGCTACTGGCATGGAAAAGTTTGGCAAGATGGCAAGCGCAGCATTTGCTGCTGCTGCGGTCGCAGCTGCTGCCTATGCAGTTAAGATCGGCGTTGATGGCGTTAAGGCTGCCATCGCTGATGAACAATCACAATTAAAACTTGCTCAATCTTTAGAGAAGGCAACCGGCGCTACTAAAGATCAGATTGCTGCTACTGAGGAATCCATCGATAAGATGGCTCGTGCTACAGGCGTAGCAGACGATCAACTTCGTCCGGCTTTGGCTCGTTTGGCTTTATCCACAAACTCAACTAGCAAGGCTCAGGAATTACTGGCTCTGGCTCTTGATATCTCAACCCAAACGGGCAAGCCACTTGAAGGCGTAGCGAATGCCTTGGGTAAGGCTTATGACGGTAATACCGCAGCTCTTGGCAAGTTAGGCGTCGGATTATCTACTGCTGAATTGAAGGCAATGTCCTTTACTGATGTTCAACAGAAATTAACTAATCTTTTTGGTGGGGCTGCATCGGCTAATGCTCAAACATTTCAGGGTCGTATGGATCGTCTCAAAGTTGCGTTTGATGAAGGCGTTGAGACAATCGGTTATAAGTTATTACCTATTATTGAGAAGTTATTAGGTTTCGTTTTAGATAAGGTCATTCCTGGATTTAATAACTTCATTAAACTCTTTGATCCACTTAAAAAAGTAGTTGAAGATAACAAAGAGACTTTTGCTGCCTTTGGCGCATTTATTGTTGATTACATCGTTCCAGTCATTACTCAGAAATTGGGCTCAGCAATTTCATTTGTTGCAACCGTTGCCAATGCTGTTCTACCAATTATCGGTGGAGTTATTAAAATGATCTCTAGCATGGTCTCAGTTGCCATCGATGGAATCAATGCTCTTATTAGGGCTTATAACGCGATTCCATTATTGCCAAACATTCCAACCATTTCTAAGCCTTCTATCGCTACGCCTACGGTTTCAGCGCCAAAGGTAAGTACACCAACTTTTACTAGTCCAACTATCTCAACGCCTAGCGTTAGCGGTTCAACCGGAGGTACAACATCCGGATCTAGTTCAGTAGCCAAGGTTGCCTCTAGCGCTGCTGCTGCATCCGTTGCTGCTGGCTCATTCGATGTTGGTCGATTCCGTATGGCTGAAAACGCATCTATGGCACCGGTCTACAACATCAACGTAACTGGAGCCTTGGACAAAGAAGGCGTAGCGCGTCAGATAGTAGAGATTATTAACGAGTCCTCTTACCGCGGTGGCGGTGGACCTGGATCGGCTCTAATCGCATGAGTCAATGGACTCCTGAATGGCAGGTCACGATCAACGGTGGAGGCGATTACACTAACCTCACCCTATCCAACCTTACGATTACTTCTGGGCGCCAAGACATTTACTCTCAGCCTTATGCCGGTTATTGCAATGTTGAGATTATCAATCTTGATCTATCGCCTATTGAGATCGATGTTAATGACCAGATCAACATCCGAGTCAAGGACTCCTCTGGTACTTATGTAAATCTCTTTGGTGGCTATGTTACAGACATCGACGTAGAGGTTACTCAGGCGTCCGCTACGGCTATCTCAGAGCGTATTAAGGTGGTTGCCTTGGGTGCTTTGTCCAAACTGCCTAAAACCCTCACAGAAGGCGTTTTAAGCAAAGACTTTGACGGGGATCAGATTTACACAATTCTCAGTCAAGCGCTGTTTGATACTTGGAACGAAGTGCCAGCTGCTGAAACTTGGGCTGGATATGATCCAACAACAACCTGGGCTAATGCTGAGAACTCTGGGCTTGGCGACATCGATCGTCCAGGCGACTACGAATTAACGGCTAGGTCTGCAAACACCACAGACATTTACAGCCTTGTATCTGACTTGGCTACTTCTGGACTTGGTTACCTCTTTGAAGATTCACAGGGCAGAATTGGTTATGCCGATAGCACTCACAGAAGCCAATACCTAACAGCCAACGGTTATGTAGATTTAACTGGTTCTCATGCTTTGGCTCGCGGTATTCGAACCTCAAAGCGCTCAGGCGATGTCCGCAATAACGTCACTATCACTTACAAGGCTAACGCGCAGGAGTCGGCACAAGATGCAGCCTCAATCGCGGTTTACGGACAACAATCTTACGAGATTACAACTTCACTTGAGAACGGTTCAGACGCTTTGGATCAAGCCGAGTTTTACCTGGCGTTACGCGCTTTTCCAGAGGCTCAGTTCAAGTCAATTACTTTTCCATTGGCAAGCCCAGAGATCGACGATAATGATCGAGATGCTTTGCTAGAAGTATTTATGGGTCTACCTGTAAACATTACCGATTTGCCATCAAACATCACTAATGGACAATTCCAAGGGTTTGTTGAAGGTTGGACTTTTACCGCTGGTTATAACTCGCTTTACTTGACTTTAACTGTTTCGCCAACTGCTTACAGTCTCCAGTCCACACGTTGGAACGGAGTCTCAGCAGCCGAGACATGGAACACATTAAGCCCAACACTAGAATGGATTGACGCTACAATAGTAGCCTGATAAAGGAGAAACATGGCAACAACTACTAACTACTCCTGGGAAACCCCAGACGATACCGACCTCGTTAAGGACGGCGCAGCTGCTATCCGCACGCTCGGCTCCTCTATCGATACAACTACCAAGGCACTTAATCCATCGACGACTCTTGGTGACATTGAATATCGTTCATCAACTGCTAACACAAACACACGTTTGGCGGTTGGTTCAACTGGTCAGGTTTTGACCGTTGCAGGAGGCGTTCCAAGTTGGGCTACGCCAACATCATCCGCCCCTAGTTACAGTTTAATCAATGCAGGTGGAACCGCATTGACTGGCGCAACAACAATCACAATTTCAGGTATAAGCGGAAAAAATCAATTATTTGTAACGATTATTGGTTGTTCATCGGCAACAGGTAACTCAAATTTTTCAATTAGGTTAAATTCTGATAGTGGCAGCAATTATGGATATTTCAATGCCATTATGATCGCGCCTGATAGCGTGACAGAGGATTCGGCAGCGACTACATCTTTGATGTATATCGGGGCAATTTCTGCTAATGCTGGTTCTGTTCTTTCTGGTTATTGCTTAGTGGATGGTTGCAATTCAAGTGGTGTCAAAGTAATGCATCACTCAACTGGATCAACAAATGCCACGGGCGGTAATGCTCAACTAAATACCGGTGGCGGCACTTGGTCCGGAAGTGCAACAGTTTCATCAATTAGCATCATTTCAAGCGCAGGTAATTTTGACAATGGCACTATCTATGTTTACGGAGCGTAATTATGTATAAAGAAAAAATCATCGATGTGGAAACAGGCGAAGTCACTTGGCGCAATTATTCCAAAGAAGAAGTAGCCGAGGTTGAAGCTGCAAAAGCAATAGCACTTGCAAAAACTGAAGAACAAGCCGAACTAACTGCAGCTAAAGATGCAGCCATCGCTAAACTTGCAGCGCTTGGCTTAGATTTGGATGATCTTAAGGCTCTTGGGCTTTAATGAAACCTCGTTTATCAAAGTCAGTTGTCCAACTAAGAGAACAGGCAGACGATGCTTATCCAGATCGCAAGCGTGACTCGGACGGGACAATCGGCGACGCCAAGCACTCAACCCGAAAGAGCGATCATAACCCTGACCCTGATTCAGGGTACGTCCGCGCTATCGATCTCGATGCTGATTTCAACGAACAAGCCTCCACAGCTGCTTACATTGCCGACCAGATTCGAATTGCAGCCAAGTCAGATAAACGAATTGCTTATGTCATCTTTAATCACAAGATTGCAAGCGCTCGAAGCCTCTGGCGCTGGCGCAAATACACCGGAGTTAATCCACACACCAAGCACATCCACATCAGTTTTACAAAGGCTGGTGACACGGATTCGAAGTTTTTTAACATCCCATTACTAGGAGGAACAGATGAGCCAAGACCTAAAGAAGATGCTAGCAAGTTGGGGCAGAGCGTTTCTAACAGCTGCTCTTGCACTTGTCGCTGCCGGCGAGACTGACCTAAAGAACATCGCTTACGCTGGGGCATTGGCAACAATCCCTCCAGTAATGCGTTGGTTGAATCCTAAAGATGAAGGCTATGGGCTACGGTGACGGCAAATGATTGGGCGGGACTCGTTCTCGCCATTGCCTCGACGCTTACTATTGTTGTTGGCGGTTTGCGTTATTTGGTTCGCGGTTGGTTGTGGACTCTTACGCCGAATGGTGGATCATCTCTCGCAGACCGATTGGCAAGAATAGAGACACGCCAAGAACAGATGATGGAACTTCTAAAGAAGTAAGGGACACTTATCCACATGGCAAGAAAACCAACTAAAGCGCTAGAGGATCAAGGCTACTCAAAACTCGATGCTTACTGCATTGGGTTACATGAGTATTACAAATCCTTGCGCAAGGCTGGTTTTGACGAGGGTTTAGCGTTGTTTATGATTACTGACGTTCAATCGTATCCTGGATGGATTCTGCCAGACCAAATAGATCCCGAGAAGTTTGGGGATTACGAGGATGATGAGGATGACGATTAAGCGCATTGTTATAGTCTCAGACTTGCAAGTGCCTTACCATGACAGGGTTGCCACTCGTAACCTTGCCAGTTTCATATCTAAGTTTAAGCCCGATCAAGTAGTAACCATTGGCGATGAGATTGACCTACCCCAGATTAGCAAGTGGGAAGAGGGTCGCATGGGGTCTTATGCACAGACCCTAGACGATGACCGCAACGAGGCTGTGCAGCTTCTTTGGGAGTTAGGCGTTACTGACTGCATACGCAGTAATCACACAGATCGTTTGTATAACGTCATTATGGCTAAAGTGCCTGCCTTTGGTGCTTTGCCTGAATTGCGCTTTGAGAAGTTTATGCGCTTTGATGAATTGGGTATTACATACCATAAGAACCCTATGCCTATTGCTCCTGGCTGGATTGCAGTCCATGGAGATCACACACCGATCAAGCCACAGGGGGGCTTATCTGCCCTCGAAGCAGCGCGTAGGCATGGCAAAAACGTCATCTCAGGACATACTCATAGAGCAGGGCGTTCAGCCTTCTCAGAGGCATCTGGTGGTCGTATTGGTCGTGTCCTGCATGGTGTAGAAGTAGGCAACCTGATGGACTTTAAGCAAGCTGCATACACCAAGGGCGTAGCCAATTGGCAGCAAGCCTTTGCCATCATGTATGTAAACAAAAACAAGGTTCAGGTAGACATCATTAACATCGAGAAAGATGGAACCTTTATTGTTGCCGGCAAGTCCTATGGCAGAGCGAGATAAATCGTTACCGTTTCGTTATCAAAATAAACGTGTAATTGTCCCAGGAGTATGAGACCGTAATCCAGTAGCCAACCCAGGCTACGGAATCGGGAGTAACAAAATGGATCTACAAGTACCAGTAATTGTTTTGTTAATGCTAGCCAATGTCCTATGGTTTATTGTGGGTTGGGGCAAAGGCTTCACAGAAGGCAAGCGTGAAGGCTTGGCTATTGGCAAGAACAGTCAGCGCGTGAGTGTTAATGCGCGCTAATGACATCCTTAACGAAGCCCAAGACCTCATCGCAGACCGCGGTAAAGATTACGGCTTGGCAGCTCTCAATCACCTTCGAATCGCCAAACTCTGGTCAGCCTACCTTGAACGTAACATCGAGCCTCACGAAGTCGCAATCTGCATGGCACTTGTCAAAATCTCACGCCTACAAGAGTCGCCAAACCACTCAGACAGTTACAAAGACGGCGCAGCATACATTGCGCTCGCTGGACAAATTGCATCAACTGATTGGAGTGACCTTGACAGTTATTAAGGCAGCCCCTGGGATCTGGTGTGATTACTGCAAAGTCCGCTACGGCACTAATTCACCGCTAGGGCAAAAGGGTGCCAGTTACACAGTCATCAGCAACCATCCACGAAGCCAAGGCACACGCCGTCATTATTGCAATAGTTGCGCCATCGAGGTTCAGACATGGGCAGACGGTACAGTCTGGTCATTACCGGAACAAACCGAGTATCTAATGAAACAAGAGGAGTTACCAAGTGTTTAATTTGGCAGATTACGAGACAGTTGAAACCCGTTTAGAAAAGTTCATAAAGGACTTTCCGGATTTCAGAATTAGCACAGAACTGGAGTCATTTCAGAATGATCGATTCATTGTTAAAGCGTACCTATATAGAACTTTCGCAGATAGCGTGGCGTTTTCCACCGGATACGCTGAGGAGAAGGTTACTGACCGCGGTGTTAATTCAACTTCAGCGCTGGAAAATTGCGAGACTAGCGCGATCGGTCGGGCGCTTGCAAATGGAGGTTACGCAGCTAAAGGTAAAAGACCTTCTAGAGAGGAAATGAGCAAGGTCGAACGCCTAAGCGCCAAGGACATTGCCAAGGCTAAAGAAGTGCCAAGTTTTGCTACAAAAGAGGAGGCACTAGCTGCTGATCCTTGGACTAACGAACCAATCTATGGCGATCCTAAGCAACCAGAAGCAATCAGCGCAGCTGAGGCGATAGCCAATGTTGAGAACATTCTTGGAGTACAAAATCATGAAGAATGTGAACATGGCGAGATGAAATGGAAAGAAGGCGAGAAGAACGGTCGCGCTTGGGGCGGGTTTTTTTGTCCTGGTGGCAACATAGCGCCGATGCAGAACTGTCCTACTCGCTGGTACAACCTTGCTAGTTCAGGCAAATGGGAGAAACAGAAGGCGAGATCATAATGGGATTTGTAGAAGTCAAAGTGAACGGACAATGGATGAACCTTATGCATTTAGCCGTCAGATGTCAGTTGTGTAATGAGGAAGTCATATTGGCTCATGTGGCTAAGATTGAAAATGCTGATGCACCAACTAATGCAACTTGGACCTGCAAGAAATGTCATTCGATAAATGGCTAAATACTTTATAACACCAGCGCATTACCCAAGTGCAAGATTTACATTTGTCGATTACGGCGGTATTGATAACTGTTCCCAATGTGATCAATTCCAAGAGATTAACGAATATAACCGTGATGACGGTTTACTTGTAGCCTTTTGTAAGAGCTGCGAAAACAAACTCGAACTATGACGAATCATCGCAAACATCGAGGCTATAGGACTCAAAAGGTCATAGCCGATTATCTTAAACAATGGTGGGAGTATGCCGATACTGCTGGGGCTGGTAGACAAGGCGAGGACATCCTCAACATCCCTCATGTATCAATCGAGGTCAAGGCTAGGGCTGATTTCCAGCCTTTAGCCTGGATCAAACAATCAGCTGCTAACGCTAAGGGCAAACTACCAATAGTCATTATGAGATGCAATGGACAAGGCGAGGATGCCGGCGAATACCTAATGTTTGGCAAAGTCAAGGACATAATGCCATTACTAGCCAATAAAGCACCCAGTCATGAGATTGTCAGATGCGACCAAGATGGAACATACTTATTCAAAGGAATGGAGTGTTTAACATGCCG